GTTAAAGGAACCCATCTAAGTTAGTTTTGAACTCTTAGATGTCTGGCGCACGCTCAACGCGCACCGCATGCGATGGTTTAAACCCCTCAAGGGTGTCCACCGCCTCACCGTGTCTCGGCTGTTCGAAAGCAGCTCGTGACACGTCGATAACGATCTCGAACGGTCTCAAGATTATCCGGGCTCGATACGGTTTACCGTATGACGAGTTACCGAATCTTGAGGTCGCCTCTTTGGGACGTTATCTCCAGTTCCTTTTAATGCAGGGCAAGGAACGAGCCTCTGTGTTATTTCCACGTCGTCAGGGCCGGCCTGACGTGGAAGGGTTGACCCCCCTAATAAGGTTAGGTCGTAAAGAACGGTGGGAATTAGCGCACAGCGTTAATTCTATCAAGAGGAACCTGCCCGCAGGTTGCCTCTCATGTCGGACCTCCAGGCAAGACGAATGGCGCCGTCTTGCTTTCTCTCTGCCCCCCCCCTCTGATCCCGAGTATATTTCTTTTGTCAAAAAAGAGGTTACTCGGCTCTTTCCTCCTTGTTGGGATCGTGGTTACACCCAGGGTGTTAACCATTTCCTTCCGAATGCTAGCTCTCGTGAGCAGGCGTTTCCCGGTGGTCCCGGCCTCAGGGCCGACCATCTTTGGAAGGGAAGGAGAGAAGAGTTTATCCGAAAGTGCACCTCAGAAATACCTTTAGGTATTATGAAGGCACGCTTTAAAGAAGTGCTTTCCGCGGGGAAAGTTAGGCCTCTTGTGATCTTCGATCACGAGATGGACCTATTGGCACCTCTTCACAAGAAGGTTTATCGCCATCTTATGAAGCAGGACTGGCTTCTTTTGGGTCCTCCGACCCCGGATAGGATCAAGTCTGTCTGTGTCGGCCATTACCAAACTTCTGTTGATTTGGTTAATGCTACCGATGGGTTATGTTCGGACGTAACCCATACCATTCTCGATACGATGTTTTTTAACGCTATCGAGATTCCGAGGACAATTCGTGATTTCGCACACGAATCGATTCGGCCGAGCGTCAGATCGCCTTCCGGGGCTTTCTGGGGCGAGGTGGTTCACGGACAGATGATGGGAAGCTACCTCTCTTTCCCGCTCCTTTGCGTTCAGTCTTACCTGGCAGCCCGTTGGGCTGCAAGGTTTGATGAATGTGCCCGTTTCCTAGTTAACGGTGATGATTGTATCATTTCCGCTTCTAGGCCTGTTTTGACTGAGGATTATCCGAAATCCTTTCGCCTCAACAGTGAGAAAACAATTCGGGCGGAAAACACTGTGGAGATTAACTCCACTGTTTTCCTCAGGACCGGGGGTGCTTGGCGAGAAGTCAAGCACCTCAGGAGAGGCGGCTTTCTTCCTACCTTTTCTGGAATGCTTCACGCTGCTTCAGCAGTGCGGCATTCTGTCCCGTGGACAGATGCGTTTATACGCGCCAGAATCGGCAGGAGGTGGGGGATGCTACCATCGCAACTTGGCCTTACACCTCGGAGTCGCGTCGCTTGGCGACGCGAGCATAAGATGAGGGCCAAGCGTGGTTATACTGCTTTGCCTAGTCAGGAAGATGTGCGTTGTCACGACCTTCTTATGAAGGTCGACGGTGTCCCCGATCCTGACGAGAAAGAAGCCCTTTTGGACTTTTTTTGGCAGCATGGCCGCGATGGCGGTTGCAAGAGAGATACGTACGAGCCCAGTATTGGGCAGGTACGTAGGACCTATTCTTACCGTCGAATTCCTCGGTGGAGCGCATTAACCTTTGTTGGGCAATTGCGTACTCCGCCGACGGCGGTGGGCTCTGGGGATAAGTACTTAGTACCAGCTGAGTATGAATCCCAGAGGGAACAGGGGAGGATGTTGGCCCTAGAGGTGTTTCGTCGGCATGCGTGCCCGACTTGAGCATTCTAGAGTTGTTATGGTGCCCTTGCTGATTTATCAGCGTCGCGGGGCCTGAAGGGAGCTGATTGCGGTGTTAACCGAAGACCCAAGGAGACGATGTCCGCTTGCGATATCGATAGAACACAAGGCGCCGTTCCTATGACATAGGATTAATCACTCTGAGTTTCGAGTGTAGGTTACGCCGGTGGCTCCGAAGAGGCTGCTACGCAGTTGAGGCAGAGACAGACGGGAGTCTATCTTAGCCCAGGTTAGTAGGTCCATGAGGC